GGCAAAGGCATGAATTTATTTGCAGAAGTACATCGCAAGATGACATATTCATGTCCTCAACTTGGAATTGAAGATGCGCCTGTCAGACAAGCGCTGTTACGCAATGGCGTTGAAGATATAGTCGGCAACGTAATTACCGGCAAAGACTTTGCAGAGCGACTTGAATCAGCGGAAAGAAGCAAGGACCATAACGAAAGCGAATTAGAACAGCTGATGTCACGGGAAGGCAAACCTTTTGAATATGAAAAGGAACTGGAGCAAGCCAAGAAGCAATTTATCGAATACTCCGAACTTATGAAAAAGGAAATGGCTGAAAAAGAAGCCAAGTATGCAGAAATGGACGCCAGCGTTGAAAGCGCAACCGATGTCGCCAATACAGAAGAAGATGACGAGGTCTTGTATAGATATGAAGACACCAAAGATAAAATCGAGGAATTGTTCTATCAATCCATATCTGGTAATTTAAAGGGCAAACCAATTCCTATCGGAAGACTTACAAATAACGGCAAGGTATATCTTGAACAGATTTCAGGGATTTCATTTAAAGAGAATGTTGATTTCGTTCTTAATCCGTCTGACTTGATACATATCTACAAAGGACATTTCGGCAACAATGAAACTGACGAAAGAAGCATTCCTCTTGACATTGAAGATATAAGAAGTATAGTTGATGTGATTTCTTTTCCTGATAAAATCATATATACAAAAGAAGTATCAGGAGAAAGAAGGAAGATGTTCTTTTTCTTAAAAGAAGCAGAAAACGGAACTTACAACTTGTTGGAAATATATGCTGACAAAAAGGGTAATCTGACAGCGAAGACGTTCTATAAAACAAAAGAGGGCGTTTCCCAACGTGCAATGACTTTAAGCAAGTCCCTACACACAACGTCCAAAACGGATGGGGCAACCCTTTCAAGTGCAAATATACCACAAATGTTTGAATCATCAACACTTGAAAGCGAAAATTTACGCAATAACAATAACGAATCTTCCTCCTCTCCTACCCGTGTCCAACGCAGACAGATGATTGAGCATGTGGAAGACCTCGCAAAGAGACTGCATCTTGACAATATCGAAATAGTGAACAGCGTAAGCGGTTTGGAAGGAAAGAAAAAAGGCGCAAAAGGATTCTTCTCAAAGAAGTCTGGAAAGATTACCATCGTCGTACCTAACCACACAAGCATTGCTGATATTGAAAAAACATTGCTTCACGAAGCTGTCGCACACTATGGATTGCGCAAACTCTTCGGCAAACACTTCGATACATTCCTTGATAACGTGTTCAATAACGTGGACGAAAGCATACGTCGTAAGATTGTTGAATTGGCTTCCAAAAAGAATTGGGACTTCCGTACAGCAACGGAAGAGTATCTCGCAAGTCTCGCTGAAAGAACTAACTTTGAAAATGTACAGCAGTCAAACTGGTGGCAGAAGATTAAGGACTTCTTCGCTGATATGCTCAGCAAGTTAGGATTTAATGATTTCAGAGGAGTTACTCTGACAGATAACGAACTACGCTACATATTGTGGAGAAGTTACGAAAACCTTTCATCCAACAAGCACAACGGCATCTTCGGAGAAGCCGCAGACATCGCAAAGCAATATGAACTTGGCGTAGGTGACTATGCCAAGTCTTCAGAAAGCGAAGACGATGTTTTGTTCAGAGACGGAGACAATACATATCAGGACAAAGCTACTGTCCGCAAGATATACGAAGACCGTATGAATAACGGATTGTACCAAAGCAAAGAGGCAATGCTGGATAGTATGAAGTCATTGGAAGAAGCAATGCTTATGATTGACGGCAAGAACAAACATGTTGAAGACATTGCCGACCATGAAAACGCATATCTCGGAGAGAACAGACTGTCAAGCGTCAATTCTGATGAGATAACGGTCTTTGAAAAAAAATTCATCAGACCGATGTTGAAAGTCGCTGCCAAACTCGCCAAAAACATGCAGGAATATATAGAGCTTATCAACTATATGATGGCTAAACATGGTCTTGAACGTAATGAGTATATGAGACAGCAGGCTATGCAAAACGGCGAGGACGCTAACCGTGACTTCGCAGGTCTCACTGCTCTTACTGGCAAAAAAAACGTAGCGGATGCCGAAGCTGAAGCACAAAGAATGGTTGACGAATACGAACAGAATCACGACACCGCCGAATTATGGGATAAGGTCAACGCCGTAAGCAAGGCTATATTGCAGAAGTCATACGATAGCGGACTTATGAACAAAGAGACTTTCGACAGAATATCTTCCATGTATAAGTTCTATATTCCGTTGAGAGGATTCGATGAAAAGACAAGCGCTGAAGCATACGCTTATCTTACACACAAGGAAAGCGCATTCAACGCTCCTATCAAGCAGGCTTGCGGACGTACTTCCAAGGCTGACAATCCGCTTGTGTACCTTCAATCCATGGCAGAAAGCACTATCATGCAAGGCAACAGAAACAGATTGGTAAAACAGCGTTTCCTGAACTTTGTGCTTAACCATCCAAGCGACCTTGTTTCCGTCAGCGAACTCTGGTTGCAATACGATGCAGCTACAGACCAATGGAAGCAGGTAATGCCTGAAGACATGAACATCATGATAAACAAGGATGATAGCGGTGATGTCGTCGAACAGAAGATGAAGGATTTTGAAGAGAAGATGGAGTCTCTCGCAAAGCAACACCCTGACAAATACAAGAAGAGTTCAGACGCGAAGGATATTCCTTACAGAGTGGTAACAAGCAAAGATTTACACGAACATCAGATTGTTGTAAAACGTAACGGAAGGGATGTAATACTTACTGTAAACGGCAATCCACGTCTTGCGCACGCAATAAACGGATTAAGCAATCCTGATAATAACGTCAAGGGAACTCTGCATTACGCATTGGAAATGGTAGGCAGTGTCAACAGATTCAAATCAGCATTGTACACCACATGGTCTGTAGGATTTATGGCAGGCAACTTTATGAGAGACTGCATATATTCCAACTCAATGGTATGGGTAAAGGAAGACTTGAAAGGCAAGAACAAATACTATGCTCTCAAGTACAATTACAATTATCTCAAACTGTTCGGAAGAATGAAAAGACTGCTCAGAAAGTACAACAAAGGCACACTCGACATGAGCAATCCTACCCATAAGCATTTCCATGACTTCATGAGAAACGGAGGAGAGACTGGATACAGACAGATGAACGACATAGGCGTATTGAGAGAAAAGACAGAACAGTTCATCAAGGCGGCCAATGATTTAGGCGCTTTAAACGGCAAAGGCAGAGACCTTGCGGAATGGTTCGGCGAAGTCGGACGAGGCATAGAGAACCATGCACGTTTCGCTGCATTCGTCACTTCAAGAGAAATGGGAAGAGACATGGGACGCTCCATATATGACGCCAAAGACATAAGCGTGAACTTCAACAAAAAAGGTTCCGGTGACACCTACATCGGCGAGACAGGACAGACAACACTTGGAAACATATCCGCTACGACTTCATTTATCGGAAGAACGTTCTTTTACTTCTGGAATGCTGCATTACAGGGAACATTCGGTAACTTCTTCAAACATGCCGCAAGACATCCATATAAGGCATTAACTGTTTCAAGCATATGGTTTACATTAGGACTTCTCGTGACAGCATTGGCAGCCGGCGATGACGACGATGATGACGAAAGCGCTAACTACTTCAACAATTCAGAGCACACACGCAGAAGCAACGTCATGATAAAGATAAAATCGGGCAAGCACTTCCTTAAAGTGCCGTTGCCTATCGAATACAGAGCTATCTATGGTTTGGGTGAACTCTGCGGTTCAACGATATTCAACGGTGAAGAGCTGACCGTACACAAAGTCTTGTCATTGACAAGCCAGCTCTTGCCTGTTGACTTCATGGCAGGACAGGTAGAAGGCGACTTTAACTTGATACAGGCTTTTGTACCGAGCAGTATAAAGACACACTTTGAGCTGAAGAACAACAGGTCATGGAGCGGAATCCCTATCTATAAAGATACACCATTTAATCAAGACAAGCCGGACTATACCAAAGCATACAGCAACGCCAATAAACATATCGTTAATATCACAAAGAACCTTAACGAAAAGACAGGCGGAGATGCACATACCAAAGGTATAATTGACATGAATCCAGCCAAAGCGGAATATTGGCTGCAAGCCAACCTTGGCGGAATCTGGACTCTTGTTGACCAACTGATAAAGACAGGAGAATGGGCATTAGGCAAACGTGATTTCAGATGGAACTACATACCTGTCGCAGAACGATTCGTAACAACTCCTGACGAACGTACGGCATACAGATATGTCAACAACGAGTACTTCCGTCTTAAAAAGGAACACGACCAGCTTCACACTCGTATCAAGGCGTACGAAAAGGACACCTACAACGGAATCTTTGACTATGCTGAGAAGATAGACTTCCTATACAACTCTCCTGAATACAAGAGATACGAAATCTTTGAACTGTATAGAAAAGACATCGAATTTTTGAATGAAATGTTGAAGAATACCTACGATAATGACGAGCGCAAAGAACTTGAATCGTATCTCAACGAACTAAAAAAAGAGATGATTGAAGAGATGAACAAAACCCGAAAACGCAAACGTGCGTAAAGAGTTAAACATAACATGATTGTTCGGGGTGTTATCTTTGCACCCTGAGCAATCACTATAAAGTTTACAAACATGTCAACCTCAAATAAAAAGTTACTGTCCCTAAGTAGAGTCAAACCAAAACAAGACGATGACACAGAAATGGACAGTGTAAAATATGAGCAACATTATAATAAAAATAGAGCGTTTCATATTCTTACGGAAGCACAACATTACTGGATGACGATGAGCGATTTTCGCAAGGATCGACAACGTAACAAGCGCTACACATATGGAAAGCAATGGGATGATACCATTTGCGTTGATGGCATAACTATGAGTGAAGAAGAGTATATAAAAACTCAAGGTAACGTACCATTAAAAAACAACCTTATCAGAAGACTTGTTAGGAGCGTTTTGGGAGTTTATCGTTCCCAATCCAAAGAACCGACATGCACAGCTCGCGACGGTGAAGAACAGAAATTAGGCGAAACCATGTCTATAGTTTTGCAATGTAACAGACAACTCAATAGAATAAATGAGTTGGATGCACGCAATCTGGAAGAATTTCTTATCAGTGGATTTGTGATTAATCGCAAATCTTTCGGTTGGCGTAACGGGAAGGTTGATTGCTGGACGGACTATGTTCAACCTAACAATTTCATTATTGATAATAAAATGAGAGACTTCAGAGGTTGGGATGTTAGTTTCGTCGGTGAAATACACGACATTACGTTTGGTCAACTTGTACAGCAATTCGCCAAATCCCCTGACGATTATAACCGACTCAAAAATATATATGAATATGCTAACGATAGAAATTACTTCGTTTCATATGCAGAACAATTCGGTTATAAAAATGACAATTACGATTTTTTTCTCACCAATAATCCAGGACAATGTCGTGTCATAGAGGTATGGAGAAAAGAACAAAAACCAAGATACAGATGTCACGACTATCAAAATGGAGACGTTTTTAAAATAGATATTGAAGATTATCAAAAAGAGGTACTTGACATCAATTCAGAACGATTAAAAATTGCTTTGGAAATGGGAATACCAGAAAATGACGTTCCTCTAATTGAAGCAACGTGGTTCATCGATGATTATTGGTATTTCTATTATCTCTCTCCTTTCGGCGACATTTTAGCGGAAGGAGAAACGCCATACGAACATGGTTCACACCCATATGTCTTCAAAGCATACCCTTTCATTGACTGTGAAATACATTCTTTTGTCGCAGATGTAATCGACCAACAGCGCTACACCAATAGACTGATAGCGCTATATGATTGGATAATGAGAGCAGCTGCAAAAGGCGTACTTATGATACCTGAAGATTCGCTGCCAGACTCTATGTCTATGGAGCAAATCGCAGACGAATGGGCTCGTTTCGATGGTATTATACTATATAAACCAGGTAAACATGGTAAAGTTCCTGAACAAGTGTCAGCAAACTCAACTAATATAGGTATCAGTGAATTGCTTAACCTGCAGTTAAAATTCTTCGAGGATATTTCTGGAGTCAACGGTGCGCTACAAGGCAAGCCTGGGTTCTCGGGAGAGAGCGCAGCACATTTTAACCAACAAACACAAAATGCTACAATGTCTCTGTTGGATATCCTTGAAACATTCAGTAGCTTTGTCATTGATGGAGCACATAAAGACGTTAAAAATATTCAACAGTTCTATAACAGCAAACGAATTATAAATATTGCAGGCAAAAGCGGAGCCAACATTGTATATGACCCTAAAAAAATTCGTGATGTCGAATTTGATTTTAGTATTACAGAAAGTACAGCAACGCCAGCATACAGAATGTTTGCAAATGACTTCCTAATGCAACTATACCAAACACAGGCTATCAGCGTCGAACAATTATTGGAATTCGGATCATTCCCATTTGCAAAAGACTTATTACAAAATATTAAGTCGCAGAAAGAACAGTTAGCGCAAGGACAGACACCTGATGGCATATCACCACAAATAATGCAACAGGCTCAGCAGGGTGTTAATATGGATGCAGTAAACAGATTATATGGAGCAATGAAATCTGCATGAACAACAAAAGGTGTCGAAAAATCCGACACTTTTTTTTATATAGTCGCCTCTGTGATATTCTTTTGTCTTCTGATATTTCCATACTGATACTTCTTTACAAATTTAGGTAATTCCATTTCATTGAAACATATATGCAATCCAATAGCGCGTGTCATCAGTAAGTCGTCATGCTTGCCTGTTATCGCACCATAAGAACCATTCTGTTTTTTTTCATAACACAAATATTCAAATAGACATCTTTCATCTCTTTCTACATACATGTTATCTCTTATAACCTTAACAAGATTATGTATTATCATCGGTTTTGTGGCTGTGTTTGTATGGAAACCGTATTTTACAGGAACTTTTTCACGAATATCTTCTTCAGATTGCTTTCTTGCATACAGTTCTCCTGGATATACATCGGCAATAAGATTCAGTATGTAATGTGACAAATCTCCATCAACATCCCTTTCCTTATCATGGGTTTCAAGAGTGTTAGACTCTATTACCAATAAAGAATTATCATAATATGCGGCAATCTGCGCAGCTTTCCAAGCAAGCAAATCAATGTCTGTATGTCCGTACCATTGCGCCACAACGACTGGTTTATCCCCATCTATCATAAACAATCTGTCAAATACGACTATTGCAGAGTAGTCGGACTTATCAGAACGACCGCCAACATCAACAACGGTAAGATAACGATTCTTGCATATCTCATCGTCATAAATCTCTGGTTCTGACCATATATACAACAAGCCTTGACTATCATCCTTAAAACGGAGGTTTTGAAATGCTTTCTTTCCCTCATCACCGTCAGCATACACCTCTCCTATATATTTAGGGCTCTTGCACGATGGTTTAAATTCCTCAACTTTATATTTATCGAAAACACGTTTTCCTGAATGCACAAACGCCTCTACATCATCAGAAGGATATTCTGATACCATAAGACCGTGATCCGTGTATTTTCTGCGTTCATGGATATACCAATTGATTGCCTCAAGTGTTGCGCCCTTATTCCACAACCACCAAAGATATTTACCAGACACTTCTCTTGAAGAAGGTTCATTGGCATTATTTCTGTTATCATATAACATCTTGGCGAACGCCAGTTTTTCTTTTTCCGTTTCAAAAGGCAACGAATATATATCGATGTCAAACCAGCTGATAAACAACGCTTCGAACTGAGATTTGCCTTTCTTGGCATCGTCATACTCTATATGGAAGAAGTTTCCAGCTCCGTTAGCGGTACTTTCATACACAATCATTGTATATGGTATATATAATATTCCAGATGTCGCAGAACGAACTATATCTTCAGGTTTTTTCCCCTCTGTCACTTTCCATACCCCTACCTCTGACAGATGTACAAGATTGTAGTCACCGCCACGGCACGAGTCAGGACGTTCAGCTGTACCAATCTTAATCTTACAATTACGTTGAGGGACTTTATGAATATTACCCGATTTACCTACAGACACAAGTTTAGGCTCGTTATCACTATAAATCTCGTTAATTTTATATAACATGTCAACAGGATATGCCTTAATCATTCGGTCAAACATATCCTTAATCTCATCAGAACCTGTTCCCTGATGGGCAATAATAAGACTATTGAGACCCTTTCTGTGCATAAGCTGCAACCAAGCCATGTATAACTGCGAAGTTGTAGATCCACCCCATTGGCGTGCCTTGAGTAATATGAGTCTTATAGGCTTATTTGCCTTGCGTAATGCTTCAAGACGACTAACGAATCTTCTTTGAGGACGAGTAAGTCTAAAACGGACATCTTCTCCACCTCCTTTGTTTTTAATAAATACATACAATGCTGCCCAAAAAGCAAAATCATACCTACAACGCAATTTAACGAATTGTTTTATAACTTTCTCTCGATCGTCAACAGATTGCTTTTTATATCCCAACTCACCAAGTAGTCCTTTTATAGAGCCATACTTAATAAGATTCTTTACAAGCGGAATCTTTAACATCTCAACAGGAAGATATTGCTTGCGTATCGGAAAATCTTCAATAACGACCAGCACTCTTTTCCCAATAGAATTACGTCCAGTGATAGGACAAAAAGGCGCATTGATTAAGGAAAGACGTCTTTCATTTTCTTCCAATATATCATTAACTGAGTCTATAATTTTTAAAGCCTCCATTATTATAAAATATTATAAAATTCGCAATCTTCTCATTTTCTCAACTCTCCATTTCCTTCTGTATTTAACTATCATCACCTTTGCTGTTCCTGGTGATATATAGAATTTCGGGGCTTTCTGATATATTGCCATCGTACACAATTCTATCATTGTTTTATTTGGGTATTCTATCTGTAAAGCCGAGACTCGACGATATAATTCCAAAAACATCTCTTTCTTGGTAGGCCACATTGTATTCAATACATCTTCACCTCGCATTATTGCTGAGATAACTAATGCACACCGTGATTCGCTTACCCAAAACCTTTTTGAAGGCTGATTTACTATTGTTTTATAAAGCTCTGCCATATTTATGTATTTACATGATGCGATGTACATATCATATACTCTCATCAAATCCCTGACACGCTCTTCCGAATACTCTACTTTAGTTCCTATCGGTTTCATACTAACCAGTTTTTTTCAAAAATAAAGGTTTTATGTGGTAAAAGATAAACCTACAATTCGTCTTTCCGTATCTAATTTTGCTTGTGATAAAAGAATACAAATTAATTTACAACGGTCATGTCTGAAAATAAACAAGTTAAAAGCAATCGTGAGCGATACAACGAAAGACTGAAGGCAAAATATCCAGACAGGGAGTTTGTCGATGATGAAGCATTATTCGGTCAAATTAACGACGATTACGACAATTACGACCAAGAGTTATCAAATTACCAAGAAAGGGAGAAATCACTTTCAGATCTGTTTTCAAGCAATCCTCGAAGCGCAGCATTCCTGATGGACTGGCGCAACGGTGAAGATCCTATCATAGGAATGATAAGAAAATTCGGCGACGATTTCAAAGCCGTTCTTGACGATCCTAAAAAACAAGAGGCGTTTGCAGCTGCAAGCAAGGAATATGCAGAACGCGTCGCTCAAGAAAAAGATTTTGAGGAACAATATCAGAAAAACATCACTGAAACTCTTGTAACAATAGAAAATCTCCAAAAAGAAGAAAGCATTGATGACAGTGAAATTGACGACATAATGGCATTCCTTATAGGTATAATGAAAGATGCCATCTTGGGCAAGTTTTCAAAAGAAAGCATATTGATGGCTCGTAAAGCTATCAACCATGATGTTGATGTCGAGATAGCTGATCATGAGGGAGAAGTCAGAGGCAGAAATTCAAAAATAAAGGAAAATCTCAGAAAGAGCAGGCAAAACGACGGGACACATCAGCTAAACGGACAGAATGGAGGTGTGAACATACGCCAAAAACCTAAAACAATGTTTGATTTGGCAAACGAAGCGATGTAGTCATGAAAGGCGTTGTCGTAAAAGTCGTATCCTCCCGAACAAAACAGGAAGCTATACATGGAAGTGCAGGACTAAGTTGTCATGTTCCTGGAGGTATAGTTACCGTTAGCAATGTCGCTAATGCAACGGGTGGAATAAATGCAGGTAATCTTTTAGAAGCAGATACAAGATAAAATTTAAAAACAACTATTATGGAAGAAACAGTAGTAAATGTAGGCGGAGCCAATGCCGCCCCAACACCTGGAAGTGCAGGTGTTCAAACCCAGGTACCAGGCGCACCAACTACAGTAAGTGCAGTTGCTGGAGCAACTGGAGATATTGGTGCAGGTAATTTCGTTGAGCGTGACATTGACAAAGACTTGTTTCAGTTCAAATCAGATGACACTCCACTTATGCAACTGATGTTAAGAGCCAAAAAGGTCAAAGTCAACTCACCTGAGGTAGATCATTATATGATTGACGAACCTCGTTCAAGCGTAACAACCACAAACGCTGTAACAGAAAGTGCGAATCAACAGTTTGTATTACCTCTACAATCCAACGATGCAAACATACCTCGTCCTTATGGCACATTGTTGGTCAGAGGTGTTGATGGATATGCAGAAGACGGCGTAACAAAAACACCTGGAAAAGATTTGATGCTTTTTGTTGTAGGACACGAAGCTGCAACTGGAAATCCTATTGTCCGTGCTGTTAACGGTCCAAAAGCAAACACTTCTGACGAGTATTGCAAAACACCGGCAATTCCTGCTGGAACAACACTCATCATTCTCTCAAACGCTCTTTATGAAACACAGAAAGAGGTTGATCCTGATTTGATTGTTCCACAACCAACCACAGTTTATTTACAAAAACGAGGTATGAATCAAATCGTTTCAGATTACTATGAAGCTCAGCGAAAACGTATTCCATTCGGGAAAGCCGTCATCGCAGAAGCCGCTATTACAAACTTCAAAGTCCGTGGCAACCGCACGTTGTATGCAGGTCGTAAAGGCAAGATGAATGTTCAAACTCCAAAGGCAGGTGTACAAAAGGTTTATTTCTCAGAGGGTGTTCGTTATCAAGTTAAGAAAGAACTTCAACACACTGGTAAATGGACTATTGAAGAAATCATTGCATTGGCGAAGATGGTTTTCACTGGAGAAGACGTTCCAAAAAGCGTAGCTTGTCTTGCAGGTAAAAACTTCCTTGAAAACATCCAATGTATTGATTATTCAAAACATCCAGAAATCCAAATCACCACTGCCATCAACCCTGTGGGATGGAAAGTAACAAATCTCCACACAGTATTCGGTGATTTTGAACTAAAGCACGATCCTACACTTGACAGACTGAAATGGAGCAATTCTGCTTTCATGGTAGCTTACGATAGACTTGTTCACTATCAATACTCTGCCGAGCATTCTTCAAGTGAAAGAATGGAAGGTGAAGAAGCAACACGAGAATCTATGCTCGTATGGGACGCATTAGCGCTTAAAGGTTCTTGCCATGTGTGGATTAACGGAGAAGGCACTGTAGAACATACTGGTGCTGTCCATTATCATTTATGGGATAGTGAAGCTGCACCAGAATCCCCTGCTGACGGTTGTGTCTATTACCTCTTGAATGATTGTCCTGGAATCAATGCAAACGCCCTTGCAGGACAAATTTGGCAATTTAAAAACGATGCTTGGAGCGAATATTCAGGCGATGTAATGGCTGCCTAAAAAATGTTTACAAATAAAGGCGGATTGGTAAAATAATCCGCCTTTTTTCAAATCAATATCAATATGAAAAAAAGAAAAATCACCTACGGAATATCGGGTATGATGGAATGCCAAATCGTAATCAAAATAGGCAACACATCAAAAATGAATGTCCTGTTTTCTGACGGTTCAATTACTGCTACCGGGATAACACCTGCGACATTTACTACAGATAATTTTATGGTACAACACGCCATCGAAAGAAGTCATGACTTTAAAAACGGACGTATCTATATTGTTCGTTCAATAGAATTAAACGAAGAAGTAAAAATTGAAAGAAACAATCCAACTTCTGAGAAGAAAGATTCAGAGATAAAACCTTTGAAAACTAAAACAAAGGTTGTCTCTACTGAAAAAACGGAAGAAAATAAAGGAAACGAAGATGATGAGACTGCCGACCAAAACACTTCGGAAGAAAATAAAGGAAACGAAGATGATGAGACTGCCGACCAAAACACTTCGGAAGAAAATAAAGGAAACGAAGATGATTTGGGAATCGTACAGGTAACAGAAATCGAATCTGCAACAGACGGAAAGACAAAAGTTGATATTGCCGACTTAGAATCGGCAAAACAATATCTGAGTGAAACATTCGGTGAGGCTAAATCCAATTTCCGTTCTAAGAAAAGTGTCCTGGAATTCGCCGAATCCAAAAATATTGAATTTGTAGGATTGTCATGATATTTTATGTTAATGATATTATAAAGGATGTTCGTGTCGTTATAGATGAGAATGTCAATTATGATACTCTTTCATTTATTAATGACGTGAACACCCTTTCTCTCAATGAAATTATAAAATCTAAGATTGTTGCAGCAGCTATGTTCACTCACTGCAATGCACCTGTGCATATGCTTGATGGCGGATATAATTTCGGAGAAAGTATATATTGGAATAATGATAATAGCGGATGGACTTTATTACCTGAAGACTTTTTGAGACTTGTAGTCTTTCAGATGAGTGATTGGGATTATCCTCTATACTCAGCAATCTTACCTGATACACCTGAATACAGAAAACAATTCTCACGATTTAAAGGTATCAAAGGATCTCCTCATCGTCCCCAATGCGCAATTTCAATAAGACCTGATGGCAGAGCGTTAGAATTTTTCTCATGCAAAAATAACAATGCAACAGTAATTCGCGGCGTATATCTGCCGTATCCAGAGATAGATAAAAAAAATAAAAAAAATGGTATCGAAATATGCGAACGATGTTACCAATCCTTTGTATATAAAACAGCTTCATTAACACTACTAACAGTAGGTGAAAACGATAAGAGTATCATACTATCAGAATTAGCAAACAACTTATTATTATAATACACCATGTCAGAAGAATCAAGTTTAAAACAAACCGCAATACAAGTAGATAACTTCAAGGGTGACGTATCCGTCAATCGCAATATTACAATGGGAGGAAACTTTTTAACACAAGGGAACGCCCATATTAAAAAGAATCTTAGAGTCGATGGATATATTGATGCAGGGAATATCAAAGGACCGAACAAGGGACTATTTAAAGATCTTAACAGTCTTATGATATCTTATCCTAATCCAGAAAATGGTTGGTGGGCGTTGGTAGGCAATACTCTTCCTGCTCAATTGTACGTTGCAATAGACGAGAAATGGGAATATAGCGGATTTTTTGTGGGTGATGGATTAAACATTGATTTAGAGAGTATTAATGATCATATTAATGATTTAGAACAAATTATAAATGAAATAGCAGCTAATATCTTACCATTCGCACACAAATATAACACATCGGATGGTTATCATTTAAAGGATGAAAAAGCTATAGGTGATCGTGGCGAAATAATATATTTTACGGACAAAAAAAGATTTTGTTTCTGCGTAGGCAGCCTTGCTTTTACTGACTGGCATAGCAAAGATTTATATATGAAAGATGAGCTTCCTCGTGGAGACAAATTATACACAATGAATAACCGTTTATATCAATATGACGGCTATGATGTTGTTTTATTGGGTTCTAATGGCAATAGCAAACCTATTGATATAGTACATGAGCGCGGTAATAGTGAAGAATCCGTAATGTCTCAAAAAACAGTTACAATAGAATTAGACAGTATTGAAAACACAATAAAGATCAAAGAAAGATGTCCTGTATTTAACGGCTTTATATTTACTAATATTGAAACAAGTGAAAAAAGTGCGAGACTTTCAGACACCGATAAAATCTTTTTTTGCGAAGGGACAAAATCTTTTGTTTGTTGTATTAATAAGAAGTATTACGAGACTTGGTTAGATATAAACCAAACCCGACCATTTGACAATTACAACAACATTGTTGATGGTGAATATCAAGCAATACTCAATAAAATATTCATCTATAACAATAAACTATATTTCTGGAACGGTGAAAAAATGATAGCATATGAAGATGCATTACCTGACTATTATCCCGACGACCAAAATAAGTATTTAATGGTTGATGGCAATGGCAATCTTACGTGGAACTCTATTATTCCTACATTCTACGATGTAATTAAAGAACCTTATTCCGTCAATATAGCATCGAGCAACGAATTTAAGATGGCAAAAAACACGATGTATTTCCTACATAAGGCATATTTTAAAAACCCCAACTCAACTTATCCGTTATTTGCCAAGAAAGATGATTATGGTAATTATATTATTCCTACCGACGAAGGTTTGGTAAAGGATTACATGACTAAAACCAATGATATTTTCAAGCCTATACTTAACAAAATCTTTACTTGTGCTGCCGACGGGCAACAATATATCTATGATGGATTCCAACTGCGTGTACTAACCAATAATCAACAGATTAATCTCACCTATTCGGAATTAAAAGAACTCATAAATTCTAACTCTCTCATTCCTGGAATGAAGTACAGAATTACTGATTTTACAACTTATAGAACTACTTATCATATTACTAAGATAGGTAACGAAGAAATCCAAACGCTTTCTGACAAACATCCTTTTGATATAATAGTTACAGCTTCAAGTAATAATACTTTAGAAGCTAAAGCTTCAGCTGCTCTTAATGAAAATGATAACTACTTTTCACGTTTTGGCTGCGATTTAGAAAAATGGGAATTGGAATATGAAATAGAGCCTGATGAAAATAAGTTAGACGATTACTATAAGGGCACTATTACATATATGAAAGATGAATATGGTAATGAAGCAACTTATGATTTCAAAAACATCATGTTTGATGTTTCCGATATAGACAATTTACCTGATTTTTTAGACACCAAACAGTATGGTTCAAATAAAAGAAGACCTATATATACATTTAGCAGATTAATTCAAAATATATTAGAAATCAATGGTATTAATCTCATATATAACACTTATTACGGTGATAATGGGAACACACCTGATTGTTATGTGGCAGATGCTTCATTATGTAGTGAATATAACGTTGTTCTTTATAATAATTATGCTTCAGCTAATCTTTCTTTCGCTCCTGTGGAAAACAATGTTATCAAACTTAAAGATGAATATAAAGCCTTATTTGCTTGCGGTAGTGCTTATTTTAATGGAGTTACATTAGAATATGGTATTAATAGTAGTTATACTTTTAATATTAAACATAAAGCAGATCACAATCTAATTATAAATTCATACGGAAACGCTGGTGATGAAAACGGAGCAACTGTTTTTATTATAGGTTCCACAACATCTTTCATTAATGTTAATGGAATGTTAACAGATAATCATTGCATGAATTTAAGTCATTGTTATGTTTGTGTAAATGAAAATGGTAAACAAATCATAGAGTTATCTAACTTACAGCAACAATTAGGTAGAATTGATGAAAATTATTTTAACTTGTCTGAGCAATTATGGAATTTATCTAATAATGATGATGCCTTAGCTACCAGAGTAAGTGTTAATGAAAAAGCTATTTCTTCTTTAGGTACAAGAACAAATAATGCTGAACAATCTATTAAAGATTTAAAAACATCTGTTCATAATACAGAAAATTTAAAAAGTGTTAAGTATAAATCTTTTATGTCTTTAGTGGCAGATAGTAAACTTATTCCTGGAACACAATATCTTATCTCTGATTTTGTTAATTACTATAAATACACTGCTTATAGAAATTATAATAATTTTATATCTATTATAGTTACTGCTGATAGTTCAAGTACTATTAATCCTTACGCCAGATTAGCAGATGGAAGTGCAACAATAAAGATAAGAACTGTCTATTCAACAAAGAACATTAATAATGTTCTTATATTTGAAGGTTCTTCATGTTATGTGTTAGATTCTACTAAAACAGTTACATATAACAATATAACATATGCTGAGCTTTATATGAAACTCTCCAATACAGATACTTACCAATACACTTATGTAAAAAAGGAGGAATGGGATTCTATACGTAATAGTTATGGAATTTGTCTTTGGGTAAATTACTATATACCACAACCTTTACCGGAAGGAACTATAGGACTACCTAAAGGTATAAAATTCGATCCAGAGCAGCACTATCTAAAATATGTGAATATAGGAGAATATAAGCCTATACGTTCTGCAGATGATCAGTTTATAGAGATAATTTGGATGAGGGATTCTAACGGTAATGAAGCCCCTTATGAATTTTTACATAATACTTTTGATGCTACAGTTACTTTTAATGGTACATGTAAAAATAATATTATAAAAATTCCATATTATTATGACTCCATGTCATCTATATCATATATAAAATTAACAAATTGTAACGGAAACAATATAACAGTAACAAACGATAAATTACATATAACTGAGATTAATTCTTGTAATAACAATGAAATTCTTCTAACTCCAACTTCAAAATCTATTACTCTATCTAATATTGATAATTCTTTAATCGTATATTCAGAAGGTAATACTCATATTCATAAAAAAACTCTTGCTCAAGAATTGGGAGATGATGAAACTTCTCCTATTAGTCAGAAAGGGGTTAAAAATGCTATTGATGAAGTTAATGCTACTATAACAAATCTTGAAACTACTGTTGATAGTAAAATTACTGAAGCTAAAAAAGAAGTAAATACATATACTGATACAACTATTGATAAAATTTCTATTATACTACCTGTAAAATTGATTAATGAATCAGTGTCAGCAACTTCTGAATTACCAGAAAATCCTGTATGCGTGTATTATAATATATATAATAATAGTTTTTATGCGAAAGATAAATCAGGAACATATCACAGAGTCTGGAACTCGTTTGTCATAAGCGTAAATAATCATCCTTATTATTTTCCTAGTTCAGAGTCTTATGTAATAGATAATGCTATTCTCATAAAAAATTTAGATGGTAATAGTGTATGGGGAAATTTGTTCATTGTATCGAAAAATACCCTATATAAACCAACATTACTAAATGAAAATATTTTTAACTCAGAAATTATAGCAGCTGATGAAACAAAAACTATAATACTATACAGCAAACAAGATTGTTTTATAGAATTAAATAATAACAGTTCTTGTATAATCAATATTAAAAGGTCCTCTGTTGGGTATCATAAAACTGCTAATATATATAGACCTAATATTACGAGCCAACTTATTGTTAAAACAGCTGATAATCCCATAATTACTTTTGAATTACCAACTGTTATAGATGAGGTAATATGGGAAAATGAAGAACCTCCTGTATTTGATAGTTATAAGTATTACGTTTTCAATTTCAAAGAAATGTATATAGGTGATACCAACACAGTTAAACTTTTAATTACTTATAAGTCATTTCCTTATGAAAAACATGTAGAAGATTACGTAGATTTAGGATTACCTTCAGGAACATTATGGGCAACTAAGAATATTGGTGCTACATCTCCTGAAGAATATGGTAACTATTATGCGTGGGGCGAGATAGAAACAAAAGAAGAATATTTATCTGATAATTGTAGTACATCGGGAATAGCATTAGATGATATTTCAGGTAATTCACAATATGATGCTGCTACAGCAAATCTTGATACAACCTGGAAAATGCCTACTAAATTAGATATAGAAGAATTGATTAATAACTGTACTTTGGAGGCTACTACTCTTAATAGTGTCAATGGCTATAAAATAATAGGTCCTAATGGTAATAGTATTTTCGTTCCTTCTGGAGGATATAAATATTCTACTGAAGGTGATTCTTATGTAGGAGCATCATTCTATTGTTGGAGTTCTACACCAGATAATAATTATCAAGCGTATGAACTTAAGGTAAATAGTGATACAATGACAATAGAATCCTCATTCCGTGAATATGGTTTTAACATTCGTCCTATTAAAATTATAACTGAATAATCATGAAAAAATATATCAAGAATAATGAAATTAGACCTGCCAATCAGATAGTTTGTAAAAAGATTGAGCAAGAGGAAATTGAAGGAGTTTTACAAGATATAGAATATAATGTTTATAATCCTTCAGAAGAGATGATATTATCTGACGGATGGGAAATCTATGATAATAGTCAAGAAGAATATGAAAATAGAGTTATTGAATTGATTAGAGAAAAATATACAGTTAATCAAGAATTTGCAATATTAAGACAAAGAGATGTTAAACCAGAAGAATTTGATGAGTATAATTCTTATGTAGAGAATTGTAAAATTCAAGCAAAAGAAGAGATATGGAATACATACCAGCAATAATTAGTGCCATAGGCACAATCATAGCGGCTTGGTTCGCTTATAATCAGTACAGCAAGAACAAGATGACTGACCTGAAGATTGAGGAATACAAGCAGTCAGAAGAGCGTAAAAACAAGCGTCGTGCCGACAATTCCGCTATCGTTCATGGCGAGTTGTGGGAAGCATTACATAAACTTCACGCAGACCGCGTCTATATAGTACAACCACACCCACTCGGCAATGAGTCGATGGTAAGCGTCTATTTTGAAAGCAAACGTAAAGGAGTAGAGTCGATGAAACCTTACATACAAAACCTGAAGATGTGTGATTGCGCTATATTCTGTGCTGAAATGGCTAAGAACCTGTATATGTTTTTCGATAACATAGATACTCAGGTTAAGGATAGATATGCAAAGTCACTCTTATCTGCCTGCGGAACGAGTAAGGTTGCTATCAAACGACTTAGTGACAACACTCATGATTGGGTCGGCTCTATATTCTGCGAATTTACCCATGACGTGAATGTAGATGAAGAAGAAGTAAGAGTCACATTACATGAAGTGGCTATGAATGTACAATACCTATTACCAGAATACAACGAATTATGAAACGACAGGAAATCATACAAGAACTGAGAAAGTATTTCAAGATACAGGAACTCGTCTGTCCTCATACCTTGAAGAGTTGGACGGATAAATCTTGGATGTTCATTGATACGGAGATTCTTCATACCTTATTAGTGTTACGGTGCGAAATATTAAAAGTGCCTTTGGTTTGTAACACCAAGACTTTAACACAAAGAGGTTTAAGATGTAATCTCTGCGAAATCAACAAGGATAAGACCGAACGTGATGTTTTATCTCTTTCAGCCCATTCAAACGGAAAAGGTTTCGACTTGTCTTCTCCAGATATGAGCGCAGAACAAATGAGGAAGAAGATTATGCAGCATGCAGATTTATTGCCGTATCCGGTCAGAATAGAAGAAGATGTTAATTGGCTTCATATCGACTGCTACGACATGGGCAATCCTTATAAAATAACATTCTTTAAAGGCTAAGATTATGAACGGTAAAGAGAAGTTTTGTTTTCTGTTTCTGATAGTGGCTATAATACTATCTTCGCTCTTTTCCTACAGGCATAACGCCAACAAGGAAAAGGAAAGCGGAATTTATTACGACACCATCATAAGTGAAATAGTCGATACCATTCCATATTACAAGCCTGTTCCAAAAGACAGCGTGGTATTGAGATATGTTACGATAGAAGATAAAAAAGATAACGATAACAATGCAGATGTCATTCGGATTCCCATCACACAAAAAGTATATGAAGACACCTTATATCGTTGCTACATCAGCGGTTATGCTTGTCATCTTGACAGTCTGATATTTAAGTACAGGCAACAGCAGATAATCACAAGCATAACACAGCCATGTCCAGATAAAAGAAAAGACAGATGGTCGGTCGGCGTGCAGGTCGGATATGGCATAACGATTAACACCACGCCTCAGTTCCGACCATATATAGGTATCGGCATAAGTTACAAACTATTTGAATTTTAGCAATATGAAAGACATAACAGCAACCATTGAAATAGACAAGAAGAAGATATTTGACGAAATCGCCAAAAAAACATCTTATATCGGTGCAAAATCAAAAGATGACAAAGACTACGATAGAATCTTTGTCTCCGACGAAAACGAGGAGTTTTTTGAAACCACATTTAACCTTGCTCATTCGGAGTGTAAGGAGTTTTTGTTTGCATTCACCAAAGAAGAGGTCATTCCCGATGGTAATAAAGATAAACCGCAGCAGCTTTTCCCTAACTATAATATAACATTGTCCTTGCCAAAACACTTTTCGCACACGACCATTACTCTTCTAACCAACCTTATAAACGAGTATATAACATGCAGACTGCTGTCTGAATGGATTATGATCACTCAGCCGGAATCACACGTATATTGGATAGAAAGATGCTCAATGATTAAAAAACAGATTTCCATCGCGATGACATCAAGGACAGAACCTCTCAGAAGAACATTGAGACCTTTCTAAAACAAAAATAAAGCCGAGCTATTACTCGGCTTTATCATTATCTCAACTTGTTTGTTAATCTTGGTTCATATTGCACAGAGAAGCCATGCAAACTTTCTGATTTATCCATTATTCTACACAATGCCAATCTAAAGAATTTGTATGGTGTTCCTCTGAAACCAGACATTCTAACATTTGTAGATGACCAAACTACGACCCAGTTTTCTAAATCATTAGAAGCATACAAGATTTGTTTTATATCGTCATTATTAAGATTTCCTCTTTGAATGATTGTATTGATGGTCTTATGTACGTTAGGTTCTTCCATTTTGAAAGGTCGTGTTATCACCAACAAGTTTGGCATATCAGTAGATATCTTGTTAAAATCCACAAGTTTATCACCAAAACACATTGCAAGTGCTTCTGGATAAGAATTTACATTATCTCGAATATCATTCAACATCATTCCCCATTGTTGTGATTTCAATGAATATACATAAGCATATTTCACGTCAGGATTATATACGATAATATGCTGATTGGTATAATCGTATATCATCTTACAGTCTTTTACAAAATCCAAGAACGGCTTTTGTTTTATATCGTTAAATATAATATCACTACATTGAGATACAAACTCTTCAATCATGGGAATATCTTCCACTTTAAATGTATCATACGTGTTTATCCTATCACTTATACACATCACATCAGAGCCACTTATAAGCATAATTCCCCTATCTGTAACGAAGAGTACCGCATTGTCTATTTGTGTTATGCTATCAGGATTTATTACAACATCTCTTGATATTGGCTGACGTGCTGAGTAGGTTCCTGTTGACGATACTTCAAGCGCCCAGATACCGTCTGACGTAAACGCATAGAGCGGATATTGTCCGAACTGACCCTGCGAAAGAGCTTTCGCAGCCGTTGACAATGCGTATATTTTTGACACAGGTAAGGAAACACTATATTCTTCTGAGAATCTGAACGGATTGTTCACATCAGAGAGACGTATGATATTACCATAATGTATAGTGTCTTCTGATGGGATAATAAAATCTTCTTCATTCGAACATTGTTCTTCATATTCGTCAGGTCCCAAACATTTAAACATATTGAATGCATACGACAAATTCAAGAAAGGATGCTGTTTTAACGGTATCTTGTATTTTTTGTAATCGTTTTTATTCTCCAATTCAGTTGTGATATATAAATACAAATTCTTGGCTTGGTTATGAGGGAAAGCAAAATATCTCAACTCTTCAAAATTATCATTATTAACATCTACTTCCACATATACGTTTTGTGAGTTTTCGTATATTTCAACATATGCTTTCTTAATACAACGTTTGTTATTGTCTTCACCCTGCGCAAAGGTTTTTTCTCCAGCACAAGGGTTTTGTGCTGTTATCGACACTCCATTTGCTCTTATCTGCTCGTCATCAAGAATAATATTGAGGCGATTGTTATAAACAAAAGAGTGTTGTGGTTTAAGTTTGTGTATTCCATACGCAAGATCTTCTAATATGGGATGAGACTGCAAGTTTTGCAAAGCAAGTTCCTTGATGGGTATTAAACCAGAGAATTCGTTATTTATCAGCTTTTGCAGATTTATCTCTGCTATGTTATAGAATGCACTGTACTGTTCAAGAGTATCTGTATAATTCTTCCCGTCTATACGCTTAGTATCAACGTAATAGTCATGGTTTAACTGATCTAATGATAATATTATGTAAGATTTAAATTGGACAGGGAATCCATTATCCTCTGTAGATTCTTCTAATTCATTATACATTCCTTCAGGATCTTTAAAACTTATAATTACAACACCTTTCCATTTTTCATCTATTTTGAATATGGTAAGTTCTTTGTATGATTCTGGGATATTTCCTTCAATAGTTTCAAAAGGTACAGTTTGTCCTAAGGTAGTTATTGCAGTCGGATCAATTTCATAGCCTTGTGTGTCAATTCCTATATAACACCCAGCAAATGAATTATAAAGATCTGTAAAATTATAACGTATATATGCATAATATGTTGTTGTAACATACCAAGATTTTGTTATTTGTACATTTAAATTAGCATAAGGGATAATAGTAAACCTGTCTTTATTAAGATTTTTTATAAAGTCATCTGTATTAATATACGCTGGACAAGCATACATATCTTGAATTGCCGTCCCCTGTAGTATTAAATGCATATTTTGTGGCATTAATCCAGGGTTCTCAACAAATGGTTTTTTTGTTAATGATATCACGGATTCAGGATCATCGGAATAGTCTATCAACGGTTCTGTTACGAATACGTCAATATCTGTTATTATATCTGACCAATCATTGATATTATCTGCGACCTTTATATTTGCATATAAAGAGGAGCAGAAAAATATAGGATCAAATATTGCCGTACGTGTATCTCCATTTGTTTTTATATAGACACTCATTAAGGGTTTACCCCATGTAAATGGTACTAATAGTACTGGTACGGTATGCCTTATATGTGTACCATCAAACATTCTGAATGCAAATCTTACATAGAAAGGAGCCATGAAGTATCCTCTTCTGCTAAAGAAATGATTATAATGATTTATCGCTGCAAAACACCTTTCATATACATTTTGCCTTATAGTTCCGTGCATAGCATAAGAATCCATTGTTCCATCCAATAGTTCTTTTAAGGTATTTGAAGGAATATAATCATTGCCTGAGATAACACAGTTGTTTTCATCCAAAGACGATGTTCCAAAAGCAGTAGATACACTCGTCCTATTCATTGCCTGTGTGGTTATAAACGGCTTCACATTCAACTCCGGCAATTCGTTACCTAAACTGATATAATCATCCTCTTTCCACAGAAAATAATACATGCCGTCTGAAGTCAGCACAACGAGAGTATTGCCAACAGGTGTTATCTGATAGATTTTTATATCGCCAAATGATTTCACACAGGTACATTCTCCCTCTTCTAACAAACGCCATTTCAATTCATTCTCGTTAGTAACAACGATGTAATGTGTAAAAACGCTCGTCTCATGTACGCATTTAACTGTTGCATCTGTCAGCTGCATTATCTCTTCTGGTTGCATAATTGGACGCAATGCTCCTTCTTCATTTATAGCATTAAGACTCATCGCCAAATCACCATCAACACATCCGTAATCTGACGGGCTGGCAGAATATCCGTTGTATTTGACTTCTTTAATCATATTATTATAGTAAATGTTTGGTTATTATCGGAATTAATTCTCTGCCTTCCTCGTCCGTGATAGTCTCCCCTACCGACAGTCTTGCGATGCCGTCAGCATTGCATATTTTAAGTATTTCACGACATAGTCTGACAGATGATGCCCTGCAATGTTTTCCATGCTTATTGCTATAATATACTGCGCCTTCGTGTTTTCCCTTCACTACAGGCGCTGTATGTTTGACATATAAATAATATTCTTCGCCGTCTGTCAATATATCAATCACGTCTCCAGCAGACAAGCGGAGACGTGATGCTACACCCGACGTAATGTTTATCCTTCCTGAAGCATGGAATATAACATCAGGTTTTCTTGTATTTCCCAAGATGCTTTTCATTATTCAAAAATACCGTTTAACATCGAATACACTATTTTAACTTTTCACTCTTTATATATTATAATATCTTGAGGTGCTCGTCTGTTTCCTCCGAAATAGAGTCCACAGCCGAATGTAAGCAAACATCTTTCTGTTTTGAAAGCATCGTTATAATCCATAAATTCATCGTCGATATAGAAACTGACATGATTTCCGTCTCGCTCTATCTCGAACTTGGCTTCTGTATCGAGAGGAAGAGAAGCAACCTTTTCGAACTCTCTGTTCCCGTCAATATAATAGTATGTCGCTATATCTATCCTATCTGTTGCTACGTTATATCTCCACACGAAGCGGGCGGAGTTCTTGTGTATGCCACGCCAACCGAAACATATTCCGAACAGCTTGTTCCAGTCGTATTGGTCTTCGCCATCGAGAACATATCTGCATGAATCAGTAAATGTGATTGTCTTTGCAATGATTTGTTTTTTATAGCTTCTAATCTTGCTGATGTTGCGGAAACATGCAGGAATAAGGGTGAAAGGACGGTGAAATCCCTTGTAAATCGTTACTTTTTTCATTTTGTTTTGATTTTAGGTGTTTTGTGTTTCTTGAACTCTTTACATAGTTTCCTCGCTTCTTGTACAGACACTCCCTGTTTGACGAGTTCTATTGTCTTATCTCTGCCGAGTATCTTATATATCGGGATCCACTCTTCCAATACAAGGTCGGCGGGTTCGCCTGGTGGAATAGCCATGTTGCCATCGCCTACATAGTAAGGGCTGTCGGGGTCGCTCAGCTCAAAGATTGTTGCACCTTGCTTGTTCACGATCTTATAACTTTTACCTCCTATTTGAATACCTCCATAATAACGGGCAACGGAAAATTGAGAGTTTACCCAGTACTCTTCTGTCATAATAATTGCGTTCAATTGTTACCTCCTTTCAATAATTCTGGATTGTCATATACGTTACCGATTACTTCTACGCATGGTATATCATAACTTCCCATAATTTTGTACTTCCAATTTCTACTTAATTTACGTTTATGTTCCTTTCCAACTCTTTCGTATATAAAAGTAGCATTTTCTTCTTGATATACGCAAACACAAATTCTATGATAAGGAGTTGGATTTTTACCGACATAGTTTATAGGTTCAACTGCAACATCTACAATATCACCCTCATAAATCTCCTTGCCGTTCTTGTCTTTTAAACCAGTGAATTGTCCGATTGTATTAGTTTCAACTTCACACTGAAACTTCTCTTTGTCCCACATAAAATATGGAACACCTTCTATGGTCGGAACTTGTAGATTTCCGTATAACCATTCACCCGTTTTTTTATCTTTTCCTCTGAATTTAATTTCTCTTTTCATAATCAATAAATATTTAGTCCTTTAAGTATTTCTACATATTGTTGCATTGTCAATCCAACATATTCTCTTTTAAGTCGTAATCCGCATTTCCCGTCAGCATCACAACTTAATGAACATAAACCGCCATTGCGTAAATCCATCGCAATAGGAGCCTGAAATGGGACTTCTAAATCCTCGAAAGATATAGTTGGAATGTCACATTCTGGAATATGTTTCTTGTTTGTCAAACTAAAAAGCCTTAATGCTAACAACTTGCGTCTATGATAGTCGAGTCTTTGAATATCTGTTCTCATACTTTTGTTTTTTTAGTAGTTTCACTATATATAGGGCAAAGTCTTTTGTATTCACAATGTCCAGCCTTTGCCTCATCAAATCTTTGTCTCCATAGTTTTGCATATAGTTCTGTCCCTGGTTCTGC